TGTCTGAAGTTAAGTTAGGAGATATACAGGTAAAATATAATACGACAAGTCAGGGAGTTGGTTCTGTTAATAATGTTATGGATAAATATCCGTGGTTACAAAGTTATTTGGGTGCGTATATGTTAGGTGGTTCTGGTACTTATCAAACTAGAGTGGTAAGAGGATAATGGCAGGACAGTTAGATTCATTATTAAAGAAAGTAGCAAAACAGGTTGTATCTGATTTAGGTAGTTCGTTAGATACAACTATCAGTTATACAAAAAAAGGAATTTCACAATACAATATTGAAACTGGAGAAGAAGTAAGTGTAGATACTACTTTTTCTGATATAAAAGCACCAATTGAATTTGTACAGTCAGCAGAGGATGGAGGCAGAGAAAGAAGAGAAGCGAAAGTATATATTACACCTAATTTAATAGGAGATAATCAACCTAGTTTTGATGATGAAGTTACATTGACTTATGCTGGATCAACTAGAGTAGCTCAAATCATTAATATAGATACAAAACAAGGTGGTCAAACTTATTTATTTACTTTGTTAGTGAGGTTCTAATGATAAAAGGTAAAAACATAAGTAATGCAAGTTCTGATCTTGAAAATAACTTAAAAAGAGATTTTAATGATTTTATAAGATCAGTAATACTTGATTTGTCTCGTGAATCTGATCCAATAAGCCCTATAGATACTGGTTTTTTTGCTTCAAGTTGGACTGCTGGAACACAAAGACCCAGGCCAAATCAATCAAGAGAAGATTTTGCTCCCTGGAATAATATAGAACCAACTTTTAAAAGAAAAAAATCTCCACAAGCAGTTGTAAATCCAAGATTTGTAAAAGATATAAAATTTGATTTTAAACTTTTTTCTAAAGTTTTTATAGGTAACAGATCAGAATATGCTGCATTAGCTTTAGCCTCTACAAGAAGTGAAATTCCTCAATATATACAAGGGCAATTAAGACCTTTAGTAAATGCAATATTTACAGATAAAAAAGCTAAAATTGCTATTGGTGCAAAATCATTGGAAGGAGGCAAAGGTATTGGTCCATTTGCCGATCCCGATAAAGTATTTGTTGATTACACTAATTTATGACTTTAGTAAACACAAGAGCAGCTTTTGAAAAGGCAGTGACAGATGCAGTAGCAAATGTAGATCCTACTGTTGAGATGGTTTATGACAATATGATCTATAAAACACCAGGAAAAAATAAAAAGTATGTTGTTATGTCAGTAGATTTTGCACAGGCTACAACTCAAACTCAAGGTGCTTCAAAGGATTTTTATTCTGGTGTTATTCAATGTAATGTTTATTGTCCTAGAGGTAGAGGTACTGCATCACTATCATCTATAAGTGAAGCTGTTATAGATGGTCTTACCTCTGTTAATGCCAGTGATTATACTGACACGTTTAGTTGTTCTCCAAGAGTACTAGATGTTGTTGGTCCTGCTCCTATTGAATTAGATGATTCTGCACACTTTTTAGGCTTAATCTCTTGTCAATTTACCGCTAACGCTTAGTATATAGTAAAGTAATATAATTTTGATATGACGAGAGCAGTTGACCTTCTCAGGAACAAGTTTGGAGTTTCACAACTTTACAAGCATGATGTAAAACAAGATGATGAAATTATCCTCACTGTTTATTGGCATCCATTAACTATTGCAGAAAGAGAAGCAATACAGAAGAAATCAAACTCTGATGATGTTAATGATTATGCGTTGCAGATGATGATAGAAAAATCATTAGATAAAGATGGTGCAAGAGGCTAAAGCCGATTTAAAAAGCTAATAAAGATTGGAAGTTTTTATTTTCATTAGCAAAGATGTTACATAAAACTGTAGCTGAACTATGTGATACTTTGACTATTGAGGAAATGATAAGTTGGGCTGCTTATGGTGAATTAGAACATGAAGAATATGAAAAACAACGAGAACAAGCACAACGAAGTAATGCTTTAAGAGGTAAAAGAAGGTAATATAGAAGAAATGTTTTAATTCTGATAGCAAGTGGCAAATTATAATATTGATATTGGTGTTGTAATAAAAGGCAATGAAAAACTAACTAGATTTAATGAAAGACTCAAAGGAACTGCTCTTGAAGTAAAACAATTAAATAAATTTTTAAAAGAATTTCAACAAGGTGGAAATGGTTTAGTAAAAAGTTTTAATACCTTAAATCAAACACTTTCAACGGCAAAAGCAAATTTTAATGCTGTAGCTTCTGGAACAAAATTACAGGAAAAGGCTGCAAGACAATTAATTGTTGCAGAAAAACAATTAAATAAAGAACTTAAACAACGTGAAAAACTTTTACAAAGAATAAGCACTGCACCATTACCCTTACCTGGATCTGGTGTCGGATCAGATCCTATCGCAAAATCTATTGCAAGAAGAAAAAGAAAATTATCAAGAGGGTCAAATCAATTTAGTGCTCCTATTGGTCCTGGTCAAGCTGTTCCTGCTAATTTACGTTCTCCATTACCTCCTCGGTCTGATGTAATACTTTCTTCTCCATTACCACCAAGATCACCATTACCACCAAGATCATCATTAGAACCTGGAAAAAGTTTATTTGGTCAAAGTGTAAGTATTGAAGGTAGATCAGAAAAAATAATACGAGAAAGATTTGCTTTAAGCAGAAAATTAGCAGAAATGACAGAAAGAGATTTAAAAGCAAAAAATAAAAGTGTAAATATTGAAGAAAGACTAAAAAAAGGAATACAAGAAAGAAATCAATTAAGTGCAGCTTTAGAAAAGATGGAAAAACGAAGTGCTGCAAATTTAAAAGATCAAGTTAAATTACGGAAACAATCCAGAAAAATTGGTCAAGACAATGTAAAGCTAAAAATTAAAGAGGCACAGGCAACAAGAAAAGTTGCACAAAATGAAGCATTAGCAAGTAGAAGAGCAGCAAGAAGAAGGATAGGAAGTACAGCCAGCAGTGCAATTATTGGTGGTGCATTTCCTTTGTTATTTGGACAGACAGGATCAGCAGCCGTTGGTGGTGGGATTGGTGGTGCAGCAGGTGGTTTGATTGGTGGTCAATTTGGTTTTGCTTTGTCAATTCTTGGTACTGCAATAGGTTCTGCTATTGATAAAAATGAAAAGTTTAATAAATCTCTAGCTGCTTTAAATGTTCAATTTTCAACGACAAGCGGAGGTACTCAAGTATTAGCTGCTGATGTTGATAGATTGGCAAAAAAACTTTCTATAACAAAAGAAGAAGCAATAGCAGCTTTAGGTGCTTTTAAAGAATTTGGGTCTGGCTCAGTAGCTAAATCTTTAGTAAGTATTTTTGGTACTGATTCTGGTGCTTTTGATACTTTAGCAGCAACAAATAGACAAGCTGCTTTAGCTAAACAAATATTCGATACAAGAAAACAAATAGGTAATCAAGTTGCAAAACAACTATTACAGCAAAATCTAGTTAATGATAGTTCCACTATAGAATTAGCTTTAGCGGAAGCAAAGGCGAAAGCAGCAAATGATGAAGCTATTGCGAAAGCCAAAGTTATAACTTTTACAGATCGGTTAGCTGCTCAAGCTGCTGCTCAAGCTGGACGACCTGTTGATATTAATATTTTTGGAGAGGAAAGAGCACAGAAAATACAAGCAGAATTTGATAAAAATAGAAATAAAAGATTAGAAGATTTTAAAAATTCATTAAGAGAAGTTAGAGAATTACTTGGTCTTGTTAATGAAGCTAATGGTCAATTTGGTCAGTCGGGAGTTTTAGCTTTTTCTGCTATAAACGATAAAGTAAAAGATCTTCAAGACGAAATGAAAAGACTTCAAAATCCAATATCTCAAGTCATTCTATTAAGTGAATCTATTGCAAGATCCTTTGAAGATTCTTTTGTAGGAATAATTAAAGGTACTATGTCAGTTGGAGATGCGTTCAGAAATATGCTTAATGTAATAGCAGATGAATTTATACGAAATGCAGCAAGAATGGCAGCAAATCAATTCCAACAAGGTATATTAGGTTTCTTTAGTAATATGCTTTCTCCTGTTAAAGCAATACCAAAACAATCTGCTACTGGTCCTTTAGGTAATTTTGATTTTGGAATGGCAGCCGATGGAGGTCGTATTCCAGGAGGTCGACCTACTCTTGTGGGAGAACGTGGGCCAGAACTATTTACACCTGGAGTCTCAGGAATGGTTACACCAAATCACGCTCTTGGTGGTTCTACAAGTATTGTCATAAACGTAGATGCTTCTGGTTCATCTGTTGAAGGTGATGAACAAGGAGGTAGAGAACTTGGTCGTGTCATCTCAGCAGCAGTACAATCTGAATTAATACAACAGAAAAGACCTGGAGGTTTACTTGCATAATGGCTACTTTTCCCTCAATTACACCAAAATACGGACAGCAGAAAAGATCACAACCGATTACTACAACTGTCCGCTTTGCTGATGGTTACGAACATCGTGTTAAATTTGGTCTTGCAGAACATCAAAATCCAAAGATATTTAATTTTACTTTTGAAGTATCAGAATCAGATGCAGATACAATAGAAACTTTCCTTGATGCAAGAGCAAATGATAGTGCCAGCTTTACTTTTACACCACCTGGGGAAGCAAGTTCTTCTCAGTTTGTGTGCGAAGCGTGGAGCAAATCAATCCCATATTTAAACAGAGCAACAATACAGGCAACATTTAGAGAGGTGTTTGAACCATGAGTACTGATCCTGTATTTAGTGAAGTTCAAAAAGTAAATCCTTCTGCAATTATTGAACTTTTTGTATTACAGCTAGATACAGCATTACATGGTGCGAATACCATTTATAGATTTCATGCAGGATCAAACCTAAATGCTAATGGTCAAATAGTTTTTGCAGGTAACTCATATCTAAGATTTCCTATTGAAGCTACAGGTTTTGCATATCAACGTGGTCAAATTCCAAGACCAAAATTAAGAAT